CTTCATAGCACACCTCTTTCTTTTAATTTTGAAAATACTTCTGCGCAATCCGCAGGGGGTAACTGGTCTATCATTTCAAGGATTCGTTTGCGCAAACTCTCAAGGCAATTTTGATCGTTCTTGTTGCTTTTATTGTCTTTCCGCACAATCTGTTCTTTTATTGTATCATTTTTCACGTCATTAGACAACATTTTGTGTTCCTCCAATATTTATAGTAACGGGACTATATGTCGATTGTTGCACATAGCGGTGCAAGCATCTATATCTCAAAGTAAAGGCACTGCCGCTCTCCGCAACAAACGGCAGTGCCTTTTTGCAGGCAGCGAGGAGCGGTCGCCGCTGCATGATTTGACCATACTCCGCGTTGCTTGACTACTTCAACGCCAAAACCTTGCAATAAAACAGCGTTTGGTGAGGTTCGGTAAGCCCTCATCTTGCGACTTCGCGACGCCAAAATCGGAGAAATTAAGGTGATGCAAATGAACATTCAAGAGGTGTGTAGAATCCGCAAAGAAGAATTGAAACTGACCTATCAGGACATTTCCGACACTTCCGGCGTACCGTTGTCCACCGTGCAGAATTTCTTTTCCAAGTTTTCAAAGTCGCCGTCCATTTACACTGTTGCGCCGATCTGCAAGGCAATGGGCATATCCCTTGACGAGACGTTCGGAATTTCCGAACACCTGACGCCGACCGAGGAAACTTTGCAGGCGCGGAATGATGAGCTGGAACGCCATGTTGACGCAAAAGCAGACATGATCGAGATCATGCGGCGTGGAGTGCGTATCCGCAACGGCGTGATTGCTATAATGTTTTTTATAATTGTTCTTCTCGCTGCGTGGTGCGTGTACATTGATTTTCATTGTATAGATTACGGATTTTGGAGGGGGATTTGATGATAGCGGCATTGATGAGAGTGGCTTTGATAAGAGTGGCTTTGTATATCCGCGTCTCAAGCGAAGAACAGGCGCGGCATGGCCTGTCCCTGCAAGAGCAGCGGGACGCGCTGATGAGATATGCCAAAGAACACAAGATGACCGTGGTGGGCATATATGAGGACGCAGGAATATCCGCGCGAAAGCCGTATAAAAAGCGCCCTGCGCTCCTGCGACTGCTGGGCGATTGCAAAGACGGTCAGATAGACATGATTCTGTTTGTCAAACTTGACCGCTGGTTTCGCAATGTCGCAGGGTATTACGATGTACAAACACAGCTCGACCAGTACGGCGTAACATGGCAAGCGACGGAAGAAGATTACGAAACACGGACTGCTTCAGGGCGTTTAAAGGTCAATATTATGTTGTCAGTCGCGCAAGACGAGGCCGACCGCACAAGCGAACGAATCAAATTTATCAACGATGGGAAACGGGCAAAAGGACAACCGGCAGGCTCAAAAGCGCCTTTAGGGTACGCCATCAAGGACAGGCAATACCAGATTGATAACGGCACAGCAGATGCGGCGCGAGATATGTTCGCGGCGTTTATCCGGCTAAAAAGCGTCCTTGCCGTAAAGCGATATATGCTTGACACATGGGGCATTGACCGGGCTTATAGCAAGTATGTAAACTATTTCCGCAACCGTCTTTACATCGGCGAGGTTTACGGCATCGAAAATGCTTGCCCCGCGTTGGTGAGCAAGCAAGACTTTGACCTTGTAAATGATATTATTCGCCAGCGGTCACAACGCTGTGCGGGAGTTGACACAGACCGCGTGTATCTGTTTCCCGGGATACTGCATTGTAAAGAATGCGGGAAAACGATGCAATCGGAAACCGTAAAGAAGACATATACATATTACCGATGCCGGACGCGGATGCTTGATAACACCTCTTGCCCGCACACAAAAAGGATACGAGAGGACGTGTTGGAAGACTACCTACTACACGAGCTTGCTGGAATCGCAGAGCGGAACAATAGGTACTACAAAAAGGCCGAAAAAAAGCCCACGCAAAGCGCGGACTCGATACGAAAGAAAATGAGCAAGCTAAAAACGCTATACCTAAACGATTTGATTGAGCTTGACGATTATAAAGCGGAATACTCGATCTTGAAAAGATCCCTCGAAACCGTGGAGGAAAAGCCGAAGACAGACCTCGACGCCTTGAGAAACGGGCTGGGCGAATATGGCACATACTCTCGGGAAGAAAAAAAGGAATTCTGGACGCGCTTCATCAAGCGGATTGATGCAGACAACGATGGCGCGTTTTTCGTAACGCCGCGTTAGGCATATTTTACCTTGGCGGACACAAAGGGTAAGTATGCCTAAAAATCCCCCGCCGTAAATGACGGGGGATTTTTTATCTATCGAGTTTACGCATGACGCTGTTGTAGACGCGCTCGTTAACAACTTTCAAACTGTCCATCAGTTCGTCCATAACCGCCCATGCAACACTTGGCTCAACAGCTGATACGGCCCGCAGAAAGTCGCTGTCGCCGAAAACTTCAACCGGTGCAGGAGCGGCGGAATACAGCATTGGCGACATTTTGTCGTTAACGTCGTTTTGCTGGTTAAGCACCGTATACAGCACGGCAAGGCGTTCATAGTTTGTCCAGCTGGACTCTTCGGTTTCTAACCGCGCTATCCACCTTTTGATCTCGGTCTCATCAATCATGGGGTGTTTACCCCCTTTCGTCCTCCAGCACGTCCATGCAGCGCTGAATGGCGCTTCGGATGGTGTCATCGTCTGCGCTATCCAGCATATCTTGCAACTGCCGTCTCATTCCGTCGCGTGCGCTGTCGCGGCTGTAATGACCCCGGACATAATGCTTTCGGCTTCTTGCGTAGGAGCTACCACCTCCGTACTCATCGTGCGGATACCGACGCGGCTGATACCCAGCTCTGGAATAGCCGCCATCTTCCATTGCCTCAATTTTATCCAGATTTTTGATGGTGCTTGCCAGTTTGTGCGCGATATCCAGATCACCTGCTCCAAGCTCACCCTTTCTGGCAATTTCGTCCAGCTCATCGCAAAGCATATCGCGCAGCTCATACATAGATTTCATGCTCATGCTTTACCTCCTTTCAGCAGACGCGCTCCACGATCATGTTGCTATTGGCAAAGCTGATCGCCTGAGCGCTGGTGTTCTCCATCGCTACCGTTACGCAGCAGCCCTTCGGCACGTCCACGTTGGCAGCGACGAAGATATTGAAATAGTTCTCCACGGCGGCGGGCGTTACCGTTGCCACGGCGCTGGTCAGCGGCTCTCCGTTGATAGCCAGCGCGGCGGAGATTGCACCCACCGTGCCGCCGGTGGGGATGGCGATGTTTCCGCCGAAGGACACGCGGAACCGTGCCTTACACTGGTTGGTCAGGCCGCGCAGGAACACCTGCCCGCTGCCCTCGCGGTGTACGATGCAGGACTTGCCCGCAACGGCAGTTTCCGTCAGCGGTACATTCTGTCCGGCAGGGACAGAAACGATGTTGGTATTTACGTATTCAGCCAAAATACTCACTCCTTTCAAAATGCAGACGGCGGAGCTATTGCCCCGCCGCCTTTCAATATCAGCCCGGGGCTGAACAATTTCCGTTTTGGAAATAGATTTCTATGCAGTTGTCAGCAGCCGGAGCAGCCGGTGTAGCTGCCAGCCCACGGATTGCAAGACTGGTAACTGGGGATGGGCGTAGGCCGCAGCTGAGAGATCAGGTAGTTGTTCTGCGCAGCCTGAGACGCGGCCAGACGCAGCTCCTGATTTGCGCTCTCCAGATCGCGCATCTTAGAGTTGGTCAGGAAGTCCAGGATGGCACGGCTGTTGGCGTTCTGGTTCTCCACGATGTCGCGGGTGGCGTTCTGCACGGTGTTCCGTGTGTCACACGCCTGCGTCGCCATGTCGTAGCGCACCTGCGCAATGGCGGCTCTGTTCTCACAGCAGCAGTTTGCCGCCTGCATCTGCATAGCGCTGAGCTGCTGCATCAGTGCGGCCTGCTGGTTGGCGCGGGACAGCTCGGCATTGCCGAAGCCGGTCAACAGGGTATTGTTCACAGCATAGAAGCCGTCGCACAGCCCGCCGTTGATGAGATCCATCTTGCGCTCGATGTTGGAGAAGTCGGAGGCCAGCACATAGCCGTCCACCACACCGCCGGAATTGCCGTTGTTGCCCCAGCCATTGCCGCCCCAGCCGCAGAACGCAAACAGGAACAGGATGATGAGGAACCACGCGCCGTCACCGCCAAAGCCAAAGCCGTTACCGCTGCCATTGGCAGGGGCCACAGGCATGGTCATGGTGGGCATACCCTCGGAAAGAGACATAGTATCACTCCTTTTTATTGATGTAATTTATCTAAATCGCGGCCACGATCAAGAAACAAGTTATGTTTCGTCTTATGTTTTGTCTTATGTTTTTGCTTAGACTTTGCTTATTCCATCAGACTTTGAAACTGCTTCGCCATCTGCTGGAGCTGGTTCAACTGCTGCTGCGTGAGCTTGCCGCTCTGCAAAAGCTTTTCAACCTCCGCTTTAGGGTCGCCCTGGAAATTCGCCTTGAACTGCTTGAACTGCTGCACCATCTGCATAAAGCCGTTGCCGCCGCCCATTGCACCGAAAAACGGATTATTCATCGCTCTTTTCCTCCTTGCGCTTCTTGCCCTTCATTTCGCTTACAAGCGCCGCCAGCGCGTCAAACTCCTTGCGGGTCACATATTCCGCAGCGGGCGCTTTCTGCGCGTCAGGAGCGCTTGCAAGCCGCTCTACAAGGTCGTACACCTTGAGCGTCGGCTTGCCGCTTGCATCGGCCTGTTTCAAATACACCGTGGGCGCCGTCGAATCCCACAGCGCCACCGCCGCATTGGGAGCGACCATCCAGCTTCTTGCCTCCTGTTCGCCGGATACCCACTGCACGCCGCTCTGCGGCAGGGGATTTTGCGGCATCGGAGGAATGGCTTGCATCTGCTGCTGCCTCAGCTGGGCGAGGTTGTCCTGCATCGGCGGCATATAGGGGTTTCCGTAGTAGGGATAGTTCATGCTTCATCCGTCCTTTCCCAATAATACAAAACTGTTTCGTTGCTGCTGTCCCAGCTGTCATATAAAACACCATCTTGTACACACACGACATGACCGGAGAGCGCGAGAATATACGTCCCAAATGGGTGCTCATCGGCAAAACAGCCAACTGTGTAACAATCAGGACAGGTATCCGGCACGATGTACCGTCGGAAACCTACCGACCGAAGATAAGCGCCCCAGCAGGAGTTAGCCGACGGCATATCCCCGTCAAGATAGCCCTGTACGCACAGCCGGAGGTACGTCTCACCCCAGTCCTTGCCAGTTGCTTTTGATATGGCTCTGACGGTACAGTCGCCTACGTTTTTACCTCGTGGGTTTTCATTGTAGTAGCTATACATATTCGCGCCTATCGTCGTGGAAAAGCTCCACGATGCGCACAAGGAAAAGCAATCCAGCAAAGTCCGCTCCGTATTGGTCGCATATATCCCGCGCCATATCCGCCGTATACCCGCACGTCAACAGCCGCTCCATTACACTCATTTCGACACCCCCTGTATATCTCACAACATACAACAAAAAAGGCCCAACAAAGAGCCTGAAAAAGGTCTTTGTTGGGTCTTTACTTTATGGGTTTTTGATATGGTCGGCAATCTTTTGGTAACCGTTGCGGCGGCACTTCTTGACATACTCGACCGATGAAAACAGCCTGTTTGCTACCTGCTGGCGGGATTGTTGCTTGATGTCGCACGCGATGATGCAAAACGCTTCGTCTCCCGGCAGCTCAAGCGCGGCAACGTAATCAATAGCACGTTGAGGGGATATACTGCGCAGTCTTGCGCGGATGTCTCGGTAAGTTGTATTCATGGCGATCATATTCGCCGTGGACTTGCGGAGCTTTGGCGGAAGCAGGGGTCGGCGCATCGTTATCCCTGTTTCGTCCAGAGTTTTGGATCCATAAATGTGTCGCTCTCTTCACATAGAAAAAACGATTTCCTTACTGCCCCAGCAATTTCCCCCAAGTCCCCTTCCCGGCGATACCGTCAGCGCCGAGGCCGTACTTGGTCTGGAACTTCTTCAGCGCCGCTTCCGTGCCGCTGCCGAAGTCGCCGTCCGCACCGGCCGCACCGCAGCTGTAGCCATAGGCGATCAGCGACGCCTGTAGCGTCCTGACGTCAGCCCCGGTCATGCCCCGGCGCAGCACGCGCACCTGCATGACCTCGTACTCCACCTCCACGGGCACCGGAACCGGCGCGTTTTCGCTCTCTACAAAGGGCACACCCAGCGCCGCGCACAGGCCCTTGGCGATGGTCTCGCCGATAACCGTGGTGTTGGCGATAATCCACTGTGCAACACTGGGAACATCGTGGAAATCCACCTCGATATACACCGTGGGCGCGGCGGGATACTTCACCTCGTACAGCGCAGGGTACGCCCGGATGACGTCCGGCGCACCCGGCGTCAGTGGCCCCAGCACATCCAGCACCGCCTTACAGGCCTTGTACCCGGCGCTGTTTTTGTCGATGATGTAGTTGCCCTTGGCGTCCTTGGTGTTGCTGTAGCAAAACAGGTGCGTGCCGGTGGCCTTGCCGTTGGCGGCGTTGGTGTGGATGGGCACATGCAGATTGGCCTTAAACCGGTTGGACGCCGCCACGCGGTTGGCCATGGTGTCGTACTGTCCCACCATCACCTCCACACCGGAGCGCTCCAGCGCCGCCTTACACGCTGCCGCGATGCGCCCGCACTGCACGTCCTCGGTGGTGTCGCCCACCGCGTAGGTGTTGCGCTGCTGGTCGCTGGGGGACAGATACACGCGCTTCGCCATGGTCACACCTCCGTCTCGCAGTTTTTCTTATACTGCGCCGTGCTGAGGCCCAGCAGGGCGCCCAGCAGGGCCGTCACGGCGGAGATGGTCATGGCCACCTGCTCGGCGTAGGGCCAGCCCCACACCGGGGCCAGCGCCACATAGAACGCGCTGAGCGCGGGCAGCACGATCATCACGATCCACTTCATCACATCGTAGACTTTATTATTCAGCTTCATATTACTTTCCTTTCCGGCCTTCCGGCCCGTTACATCTTATGCATCGGCAGCCTCCGCACTTCCTCCATGACCCGCTTTGCGCTGCCGTTGCCGCCCATTTTTTCGTAGGGCGCGTACAGATAGTCGTTGAGATTCTCGTACTCGTCCTGCGTGACGTACCCGCGGTCGACGTACGCCATGCCCAGATGCACAATGCGGTCATGGGCAAGCCCCACCAGCATCTTGCGCTGGGCGTCTCCCTTGTCGGCGCGTCTGGCCACCACGGCCCACAAGCCGCTGCTGGTCAGCACCGCCGCCACGAGGGGCACCGCGATCTGTACCCAGATGTCCACGCCTTCACCCCCTCACAGCTCCGCCGACAGCAGGGACACCGCGCCCGCGTTGAGGGCGGCGGCGGTCATGCCGTGGCTGGCCTTGGCGGCGGAGATCATCACGCCGTTGGCCCGCGCCGCCGTGACGGCGAACGTGAAGCCCGTCTGATCCGTGCCGCCCATAACGCTGCGCACCTTGAAATCATCCACAACGATGGTGGGCTTCGCCCGCATGGTCACGGGCAGCGGCACAAAGAAGAAGATGGTGCCCGTGCCGATGATCACGGCCTGCACCAGATCCGACGCCAGCGGCACCAGATACCGCTGGCACCGCGCCAGCTCCGCGCCGTAGTCGGGCAGCTGGTTCAGCTCCCACGCGCCGCCGTACAGATGCGCCAGCGTCTGCACATCGCCCAGCTCCAGCTTGGCGGCGATGAGCTTCGTGCCCGCCGCCGTGACGGTGAAGGTCTTGGTGGTGCTGTCGTAGCCCACGGGAACGACGCCCTCCTCTGTCAGGGCGGTGGCCGTCACCGTACCCACCGGCGCGTCCTCCAGCACCTGCGCCATGGTGCCGTTGAGGGTGATGCCGTCCGCCCCGATGGTCACGGAGCCGCTGACCAGCTTCCACCCGTCCAAAAAGTACCCGGCGGTGCTGATGGTGCCGCTGACGCCCCGCTGATTCACCGGACGGCCAAAGTACCAGTTCCGCAGCAGATTGGGGTTACAAGGAAACGCCTTGGTAGCAATGACGCTGCCGCTGATGGAGATGTTCTCCCCGGCTGTCAGCGCCTCTTGCTTGCCCTCCAACACAGCCTGTACGCTTCCGCCGCTGCTGGTTGGGATATCCTCCGCCGACAGGGACACGTTGCCGCTCTCGTCGGGGGATTTTTCGTTGACAGAGCTGACAGACCCCGCACCGTCGATGCCCATTCGCGTCACGGAGTAGCTGACGGCGGGGCTTCCGGTGTTGAACGTGGTGGTGACTTTCGTCCACAAATATTTGCCCTGCGGTACGGTGGGGATTGTCGTACTCCAACTGCCACTGGGGACAATCGTCCCGGAATCAGATACCATGTACTCCACCGTTGTACCCGTCACAGTGGCGGCGGCTCCGGTGTCTCCCTTTTCTCCCTTGATTTGATACCACGTGTATTGCTGCCAGTCATCCGGGGCTTCTGCCGCCGTGCCGGAATACACGCCCATCCACGCATCCGGCAGGTCGCCCATGCTGTGGCTGTCCGCCGTGGGCTGCTGGCTGGCGTATTTAATCCACACGTGGCTGTCATCACCCTTGTCGCCCTTGGCTCCGTTGTACACGGAGAAGTCAAAGAAAGTCCCGTCCGTGCGCGTAAAGCGGTAGTTGTCCACCAGCCCCACCGTGGACAGTTTTTCAAAGTTTGTCAGGCCGTTGCCGTTTGTCACGGTAAAGGTTTTCGTGGTGGTGTCGGCCAGCGTAATGGTGTAGGTGTCCACAAGCCCATCCGTACCGGTTTTGGCAATATTGGAAATACCGCCGTGACCGTCAGCCGCCGCCGTCAGCCAGTTTAATAGCGTCTGCCCTTGCAGGCGCTTTGCCGTGCCGTCCTGTTCCAGCACGAACATGTCTGTTGACTTGATCTGCTCCGCTGCTACCAGCTCGGATATCGCTTTATCAGCCATTGTCAGCGTCCTCCTTGTTCTCAGTATTCATCGCCGCCGTCAGCGCTTCCAGCGCATTGATACACGCCAACAGCCGGTCAAGGTTGCTTTTGCCCCGTACCTCCACACCGTTCAGCGTAGTGATGATGGCAGATAAGGTTTCTTTCATGTGCATTATTTCTCCCCCTCATACGGTCGCCGCAGCGCTACACGCACGGCGCTGGAATCGTTGTAGGCGTATTCAACGCCGATAACCTTCGTGTATCCGTCATAGACTGCCGTTTCGCCGCCCGCAATGTATTCCATGTGCCGAGTGTTGGCGGACGCGCTGAACGCAGTCAAAGCGTCTATCAGAGTCACACCCAGAATATCCACGTACAATATTCCAACAGACGCCAAACCGCAAAATGGGCAGTCATACGCAGTGCCATTGGCAATTTTGAATTTTGGCATAGCTCTACGCCCTCCCAATCACATAAGTTGCCGCATCTTTCTTCATCGGCCTATAACTGTCGCCGTTAATGATAAAATTGTTTCCCGCAACAGTTAGCGAGGATATTTCTGCGATAGCGGCGTACATCCTGTTCGTCCACAGCTTTTCGGATTGAACTTGCCCGGTTACGACCTTATTTGCATAGATCACATCCGCAAAGTAACCGTTGATTGTGCTATTACATGTGCTCGGGTAGACTGACCCGGACGTGATATGCCTGTTCACAATGGCGTCTGTTCCGATCTGGCCGCCGCCAACAGAAAAGCTTGCAAGTCCCGCTCCGTCAAAATACCCAGCGTTGCCGCCGTAGTCGATGCTCCCAGCCTGCACCGTTCCCAAAAATTTGCCGCTGTAGGCGGTCAGATTGCCGCTGCTGTCAACCGTGAAATACTTGCCAAGCTGGATACCGTTTGGGCCAAAATAAATGCCGTTGGTATTCGTGCCGCCCCATGTCTGGCCGTTGGTACTCAGATATCCGTTTTTGATCGTCAAGCCACCAATAACGCCGCTGGTGGCGGTGATTTTACCCGTAACACTCAGCCCGCTTTTATCGGCTTTCAGCACCGTACCGCCGTTGCTGGTCAGCGTCCATCCGTCCGCTGTCAGGCTCCATCCGAAACTCGCATTATCTCCGCCCTTGCGGTCTACCTTGGCACTGATTTCTCCGGCCTGAATGTTCAGCGCCGCCCGCAGCGTCTCGTCATCCGCTTTTCGCGCCTCCACTTCAGCACTGATTCGGTCGGCAATAACAAGTAGGTTTGCTTTAGTCTCCTTATATTGCCGCTCCGCTTTCCGTATAGTAGGGGGCTTGTATTCGTACTTATAGTTGATTTTTTCCCCACCCGGGGCGGAAATGTTGGCCGTATATAAAGGCCCATGCAAAATATCTTTTTTATAAATGCCACCGTATACGCTTCCACCGGAAAATGCGTCACCGAGTTCTACCGCAGGGTTAATATGTGCGCCTGATGCCGTGTACGGTTGATACTGGAATCCTCGGACGCTCGACAAGATTTTATTTGCCATTTCTTGTGTGCCCCACGGGCAAAACAATTTCAGCGTTTGTCCTGTATCGGTGCCTGCGTTATATTCCATTTCGTCTGATACGGAAATCGTGACCTTGGAATATCCATCAAACGTGTTTTGTTTTTCTAACGATGATACGTTTTTTCTTACGTTTATTACATCAGACAACGATTCTGTCACCTCCAAACGTTATGGAAAATCCAGCATTGTCGATCAGGTATCTCGTTTCCTTCGGTATGTCCCAAAAACAAACGAGTTGCAGTTCTCCGGTTTCACTCATGATAAAGCAGCCTGCATACATTGCTGCAATATACGACAAATACTCTCGACACGAATATGTAGTGTTATATTGCACGAGGTATGCGTTTTTCATTGCGTTTTTTGTGCGTTTATCCACCGTAACGCCAAGAGCCGATGCAATTTCTCTTACAACATCGATGTCCTTTGCAGGCCACGTTAGATTTGTGTTTGACGGGTAATCTTGTTCAGAAAACAGAAGTGCATCGTATCCGTGGATGCGAAGCCATCTAACATCATCGTCTTCTGCATCTTCTTCAATCGAATCGATGAAGAAAACGCCTTGAGGGAGCCATTCAGAAGCACGTGTGCCGTCTGTGATTCTTGCATAAATTCCGACACGGGAAAGACCAGGTATCTGCACAATCGGCTTTAACATTTTTATGTTTACTTCACGACTAATGCAGTTCCCACAGGACGGCTCATCTCCATCAAATAGGCCCCCAGATGTTTCCACACTTGAGAGCATATTTGCCCCGTATCCTCCATCGGCGCCAGAAGTCGCTATAAGTATTCGTGTACCGCCAAACGTTATACGATCTCCTGTTTTTTCTACGAGAAGTCCTGATTCCCCAATTGCAACTCTTGTTTCAACGGTATAGTCCCCAGCCAGTAATTCCTTGTATAGTGCAGATGTCTGTTGCATTTTTCTGCTCCTTTACTTTTCGACAAGCGGGAATGTAATGTCTGTCCAGATGGATTCACCGGTTTCAGGATCAACCGTAGAAATCGTAGACGGCACATTATTTGAATAATACTGTGCAGATACAATTTCATGTAGCGGATGCAAATTTGTCTCAACAATTACAAACTCCGGAAGGATCAACCTCATCAGATCAATCTCGTCTGCGCGATGCAATGGCAGGCATTTTACAGTTGCCTTATACTTAATGGCTACCCGTCCGCGATGCATCGTGCCATCCATTGTTCTTCCAGCCTTGTCACTATCCAAATCGCTTCTTGTCCAAACGATGCCGCCATTTTCGATTAAATTCATAATGTCTGTCCCGTCAATTTTGAAATACGGTTTTGCCATTCTTACACCCCCAGCGCACGCTGTCTATTCCTTTGCTGTCGCGTGATTTCAGGAGACAAGACACGCGCCAGCTGTGCAAGGTCACCGGTGAACTTAATCGTGATGTCCTCTCCGCCACCAAAGTTGTTTATCTCTTCGCGTACAATCTGACGGATAAGATCTGCTGGCGCTTCGATGTTTGTCCCTTGCTTTTGGTCGCCCAGCACCGCCATAAACTCCCGGTTTGGAGGAATGACCGCGCCCTGCGCCAGACGGGGGATTTTAAGCTCGTTTACATGGGAAATATTGATGCCGAAGGATTTACCGCCGATACCAGGAACCCAATCCGGGATTTCAAAGTGTATCTTGTTCAGCTGGTCAATAAGCCAGTTGATACCCTTGATAATGAGGTTTACAGCTGCCTCCAAACCGCCGACGATGGTATTCCAAATGCCACGGAAAATTTCTTTGATACCTTCCCACGCTTTTTCCCAATCCGCTGTAAACACGCCGGTCAGAAAATCAATAAAGCCACCAAAAATTTGTTTGACGCCATCGATAACATTGCTGACATAGGTTTTCGCCAGTTCAATGATTTCGTGGAACCGCCCGTTTGTTTTCTCGTCAAGCCAGTCCAGCAGACTTGTCAGCCCAAGTTTGAACCAGTCCCAAATACCGAACACAAAAGTTTTAACGCCGGTAAGCATTTGGATAACCGATTGTTTCATTTTTTCTAAGTCGCCTGTCAGTATGCCGGAAATAAGCCCAAGCGTACCCTGCACAATGCCCTTGATGCCGGTCAGCATATCTCCCACCGGAGTACCGGCAAGGCCGCACTTCTCGATGATCGTGTCTATGATCTCTCCAAAGATATACCCCACAAAGTCCAGCAAATCGGCCAGCAGTTCCCGCGCATGATTCACAAAGTCGGCAATGTTGTCCAGCGCCGCGCCCCAATCGCCGGAGAATATGTTTTCGATAAACGCTTTAACATCTCTAAAAATGTTGGCAATGTCCTGCCCTATTTTCTTGAGTTTGTCCGCGATTTTATCAAGAAATGCGAAATTTGCCGCCGTGCTGAAATCCGGTAGAATAATGCCTGATCCTCCGCTACCTTCGCCGCTTAACTTGTTGATCTCATCAAACGACGCAAGCTGTTTACTTGCAGACTTTGCCGCGCCGCCAACGCCTTTATATGCGTTTTTCTGGTCATTCAGGGATTTTGCCGCGTTGGCGCTTTCTTTTGCCGTTGTTCCAAATAGGGCGGATACAATATTCGCGATAAACGAAACCACCGTAGCCAGTACCTTAACCAGCGCAGTAAACGCCGGGATGATGACCTGCACAAGCGGCTGTGCCAGCGTCAGCAGCGCACCCTTGAGTTGCGCAATAGCGTCCCGTGCTTCGCCGTTTACGGCTACCACGTCCGCCAGCCAATCCCGGAGGGCCGCCAACGCACGGGCAATGACAGTAAACACCAGCGCCCGCTTTGCCAGCATTTTTACGCGCTTTGTGAACGATTCCATGCCCTGGGATGCTTTGTCTAACCCTTCTTGTATCTTTCCTGCGTTCTTGCCGGTATTGCCAAGTTGCTTACCTAACTCACCGGCCTTTGCTTTCATTCGGTCAAGCTCCGCTTCGCCCTCGCGGATAGCGGCGTTCTGCTTGTCCAGTTTGTCGTTCATGGCGTTCCATTCTTTTTCCATAGACGCTACAGCGGCCTCCTGCTGCTTGATAGCGTCGCTGGTGAAGAACTCGCCGCCGCCCTTCATCTGCGCCAGTTTGGCCTTTGCTTGGTCAAGCTGTGCGCCCAGGTTGTTGGCTTGGTTAAACAAAGTATCTCGCGCGGATTTCTTGTTGGTGAGCTTTTCCTGCAGCGCTTCTATTTTCTTTTCCAGCGCATTGAGTTCTTTCTGCGCCTGCTTATCGTCAATGTCGGCCTTGATGATAACGGAGCCGTCCGCGTTTGCCATATAATCACCTACTTGCTTTTATGGTATTTATGTGGTACTATGAACAAACCACAAAAAACTTCTTGGAGGGCGGAAGAAAATGGACAAAATGACTAAGTGCAAGACCTGCGGCGCAGATATTGCAAAATCTGCGAAAGTTTGCCCTGCCTGCGGGGCCAAACAGAAAAAACCGGTTGTGCTGATCGTTATAGCTGTGTTTATTGCTATCGGCATTATTGGCACTGCGCTTGGCGGGAACTCCCCAGAAAAGGTCGGGGATACAGGCGCAAAAGGCGGAAACGGATCAACTGCTCCGCAGAAAACGGAATTTGCAGTTGGTGACGTTGTCTCCCTTAAAGACATTGAAGTCACATTTGTGTCTTGCACCCAATCAAGCGGAGAAGGTTTTTACACACCAGACAGCGGCAACGTTTTTCTATTTTGCGAATTTGCCATTGAAAACAAATCCAGCAAAGATATTTCCATAAGCTCTATAATGTCCTTCGAAGCGTATGTCGATGACTACTCCACAAACATGAGCATGACCGGCACATTAGCCGCAGACAAAGGCCAAATGGACGGCACTGTTGCAGCCGGGAAAAAGATGTCTGGCGTAATAGGCTACGAAGTCCCCGCCGATTGGGAAACGCTTGAAATCCGTTTTACCCCGGACTTTTGGTCTGGCAACGACATTACATTTATTGCAAATCATTGACCGCCGCGCAGCCGCCCTCCGGGGCGGCTTTTTACGTCCAGCCTTTGATAATTTCTTCCTCCGCCTCCGAGTACCGTCGCTTGATGTCGATAACGTCGCGGTTTCTGCGGTAAAACTCCCTGTCGGCTTTGTCTTTTAGCTTGCCTTTTGCTTTCAGATCGCGTATGCGCACGATCTGCGCGAAGTAGCAATCCCCGATTTCTCCGTAGTACGAAAGAAACGTCCACCAGTGCAGATACGGAAGCGCCCGCACCTCTTGCCCCACTATGCGGTTGATTGGGGCGATGAGCAGTCGAAAGTCCTGTTCCCAGTCCATCAACTTGGTTGATTTTTTTTGCGTTTCCTCATTTCCGCCATTGATAAACCAAAAACACTGTTTTATCGCTTCTTCCATGTGCTCACCAGGCATAGTGAAAAACCCGGGGTAAAACATTCCCAACACGCCAAAGCACTTTTCTTCGCTCGTTAGTTCCACAGCAGACAGCACCGAGAATATGTCCAGTATCACGCGGAAATCCGTTTCTATTGGATATTCCGTTCCACACACCTCAAGGCTCGTAGGAAGGTCGTACATCATCTGTGGTACTTGGCCGTATACTTTGCAAGCTTCTCACTGTGAAAAGCCTTTTCACGCTTAATCCCCTCGTCCAGCTCGTCCATGATGGCAACCATCAGGTTCATCCACAGGGGCGCACCGTCAGCGATAGCGTAAACGCTCACGTTGCCAAACAGCGGCTCACACACCGGCTGCTCAAACACCCCGTCAATAGTCTCGCGCATTTCGGCGTCCATATTTCGGAGCCAGTCAAACATTTCGCGGGCGCTCATTTTTTCTACGTTATCGTCTCGCGCATCCTGCTTCTTTTTCAGCGCGTCAAACGCTGTGTAAAGCTTGTCTGCAAACGCCGGATCGCTGGGATTAAAATACACCGTGCATTTGTCATTCAGGTGGTATTCCTGTACGCCGGTGGTGATTGTCAATTCCTTCATGTGTTCCCTCCAAAACAGGGGCGGTTGCCCGCCCCTTTATTTAGGCCGCAGTAAACTCAATAGCGCCGCTGCTGCCCTTCTTCACAGTGCCCACAGTGCGGGTGCCGCCATAGGTGATCTCGCTGGTGATATTCAGGGTTCCGCCGCCCTCGCCGCCGATGCCGGTGATGGCAATAGCGCAAGCGTCGTAGCGCTCCGCAAACATCGCCTCGCCGCTGGTGGCGTAGAAGTGGCCGATCATCATGTCCTGATTTGCCAGCGCCTGGGCATCCTGGTCTTTTACTGCCAGGTTCCACATCTTCACCGCCGCAGCATCGCCCGCATCCAAGGGGATGGGATCAAAGGTCTGCGTGATGGTGGGCTTCTTCATGGTAGTAAAGGTGTGGCCCAGAATGTCCTGCTTGGTGTCGGTGCTCCAATCCATTTCCTCACTGCTGTCCTCAACGCGCTTACCGATGGCGCTCCACACAGGGGCGGATGCGGTGCCGGTATTCAGGTACGCAATAAGCAGTTCGCGGTCAATGGTCTGGCCCACTGTGGTGTTGAATTCCAAATCTGCCATTATACATTCACCTCGTAATTCAGTTTCATAAGGATTTGGTGATCTTCGTCCCCGTTTTCATACATGGCAAACAGGGAGGATCGCGTGGTCGGCTCCATGCTGATAACGCGCTTGTCATCGCCAATGTCGGGCTTCTGACCATTTGCCCAATCCCCGATAGCGTTCAACAGCTCGTCAGCCTTAAGCCGTTTGTCGTTGCTGTTCCCCGGCTTCACGCGGTAAATGATCTTGAACTGATACTCCGCCACATATCCGCCGGTGATGTACTTCCGCACGATGTAAGCCGCCTGGATGGTCGACATCGCCATAGCGGAAGTGTCGGCGGGAAGAAACTCAAAGCGAATAAGGTCGACTGGCAGCTCCGGGTATGTGTTCAGCCACACAAGCAGCTTGCGCGATACCTGATCCTCTTCCGCCGCCGGCACGGCCTTTTTAATCTTTTCCAAATTTCTTCACCGCCTTATCTGCCACCCGCACCCAATTCTCCACGTTCTGCGCTTTGGAAGCATCAAACCAATGTGCCTGTGCCTGCGGATGCATTGTTGTGTTAAATACAAGATTTCGGTCTGTGACCACCTTGTGCCCGCCCTTTGGGGCGTATGTGCTGCCGGTCGCCGGGTCTACCATTACCTTACCGTAGTACAGGAAGCGGGCGTATGGGCCTGGATAAATGACCTCGTTTCCAACCACCCGTGTTCTCTGCGTCAGAGAGCCTGTAAGCGCAGGCACAAAGGGGATGGTATCTTTCATCACCTGTTGCGCTAAAACGCTTTCAGCGCGGTCACAGGCCCTTGCAAGCTGCCGCTTTACATCGTCCATGCCGGACACGTCAACAGAGAACTTGAGCGACATCTCATGCTCCTCCGACTTCCCAGTGTCTCATGTCCACGCTGCCAAAATCTTTCTCGTCCACTTTTGTCACGTTGTAGCAGCCGTCCTGTGCCATAGCCACGTCCTCTTTGTCTGTAACAAACTCGCCTTTCACAAAGAACGTCAGCCCGCCGTTACCGTTCACAGACAGCGTCCACAGCCCGGACTTGTCCGCCGTTGCAAGAAACGCCTGCGGGGGCGCGTAAGTTTTGGCCTTGCCTGTCGTGCCGTCCACCGCTTTCACGGAAAACGGAATGTACAGGTTTACCGCGTCCGCACTCTCAAGTCCGCTTTCACGCACGTTGACCGCCTTGCTGGCTTGCAGCATAACACCGCGCAGGATGGTCACATACAGCTTTGTGATTTCATCAAAAGTCGCCGGGTCAGTCTCCTGCACGGAGTTGTAGACCGTTATAGTGTGGGGCGCGTACAACCACAGCACCCCCCTCCCCGATACAGCAACCCGGTATGAGCAAGGTATTCCATGCACGTTTCCGCAAGCAGTTTCTTTGCCCCGTCTGTCGCATTGAGTGCAGACAAGGCGGATTCCCCGCCCGTTGCAAGTGTTCTGGAATAGCTGCCTACCGTTTCGCTTTTGACTTCCGCGTCATTTGCCGCAGCGTTTGCAAGGTTCTTCACGGCAAGCGCCTGCGCCGCCTCGATGACCGCATACTTGTCAACCAGCGCGCAACAGCACATCTTTACCGCATCCAGATCAGCGTTGTCTTGCGCTCTGTTGCGCGTGTAGTAATCGAGGAAGGAGCTGGCGCGGACAACAAGACGCGGGAAGACATTTTCACTCACAGCGCCCATGTAAGTGCCAGAGTAGTATTCAAAGTCTGCGTAAGTCATCAGTGCCCTCCTTCCAAAACTGCGAGAATTTCAGCCTTTTTCATCGAACTGCTGACCCCTTTCACCCCGTTTTCATCGGCATACGCAAGCATTTCAGCTTTTGTCATGCCGGAGAAAGCCGGGGTGTCAGGGTCAGGCTCATTCAGCAGTTCAGTTAGCCCCCCACTGCCGGAGTGATGGAGCCGACAACCACGCCGTCAATGCGCTCGGCGAACAGCACCATGCCGTTGATAACGGTATCGGATGCGGTCATGTTGGTGTAATCGGGTTCCTCGTGGATGCCGATATAACCGGTGGCGTCGGTTGTGAAGTTGAACACCTCGCCCAGATCTGCGCCGTTCACAGGGATGTAGTACAGGACGATGTTGTCCTTGGCGGTGGCGTAAATCTTGCCCTTGGGGACGCTGGAGTTCAGAATCACAGTGCCCAGACCGAGAAAGTTCTCGACATAGGTCATGCCAAAAGCGGTCTGCAGGGTGATGTTGGCAGTTGCGAGATAGTCCGCAACGTCCAGCGGGTTCATGAAATACACTGCGCCGATCTCGTCATCCTCGAACAGCACCTGCAGCTGGCCCCATGCCTGAGCCAAGGTCGCCTGGAAGGTAGCACCGCTGGCCGTGCCAGTACCGGTTGCGAGGAAGCCGAAGAAATCCTTGCGGATACCTTTCTGCACGTCCTTCAGCATTTCATCGGTGGTCATTTCGACGGCCTGATCGTAGCCGCGATCAGTGATTGCCTCGGCAGAAGTGGCCTTACGCCACTTCTTCAAGGTGATCTCCTTGTAGTTCACAGCCTCGGTCTTGTACTTGCTCAGAGGGATGGTCTCGCCCTCGGCCACAGCGCCGTCTTCCAGAGTGCCGGTAGCCTTGTAGCTCTTGAGCACAGTACCGGCCTGCTTGGCGATCTTGCGGGTAACGCCCAGAGCCTCCATCAGCTTCTTGATGGAATAACCGAACATTTCGGTAAATTCGATTTCGCGCACACGCGCGAGGTCAGCTTTCTTAATGAGCTTAGGATCAGCAGCCATTTTTATTCTTCCTTTCTAAACAAATCCATATTTGCGGCGATTGCAGCCCGCCGCTCCGCTCTGTCGGTGATCTTCATGATCTCGTCTTTGGTCATCGGCTTCCCGCCATCGTTAAGACGACCGCCCATGTCCACGCGGACGGATGCCTTGGCAACAAGCCCCTTATAGGTGCCATCCACAAGCGCATCAAGGGCCTTAGTGTCCTTGATTTTTTCACCGTCCAGCTCCAGCGCCGCCATTTCCTCTCCACATCCGCGCATGGCGAGGTCGAGATTTGCGCCGGTGATGTTTTTGCTCTCAAAGTAAGCACGCACGGCCTTTTCTTTCGCCGCCTTGCTTTCCTTTGCCGTGACGCCGGATTTATAAGCTTCAAAGTCCGAGTGTTCCTTCTCGTACTTTTCCTTATAGCCGCCGTCACCCGCTGCCTTGAGGTCATCCAACTGCTTCTGGACGCTTGGCAGTATCTCCGCATCGGCCTTGTATCGGCTTACATCCGCTTTCAGACCGTCCACAGTGTCGGTATGCGCTTCGATGATGGTATCTACCTGCTCATCAGTAAGGCCCATACCCTTCAAAAGTTTGCGTGTAAGTGCCATGACACTATCTCCTTTTCTTTGGCCGCGTTTCTTTGCGGACGATAGTTTTTATAAAAACCGCTGTGCTTCGCGGGTTTTACTTAAACAAAAGAGCCAACCGGCTACAAATCGTAGTCAGTTGGCTCCTATTGCCCTTTCCCACGCCCAATTACGCGGGAGTTGAATATTTGATTGTTTTTTTGACTTCTAACACGATGTAACCGTCACCCTTGCGCCGGATCTCCACATCGTTGCCGCGCCGGATAATAGCCTCGATGGTCTGCATCAGTTTATCATCCATCAGCCCACCCCGATTTCTTTCAAATACGCTTCATACTCATAGGGGATGCCAATGTCATAATTCTTGTAGTAATGCAGAAACTCATACGGGAAGGTGAATTTACCGTCCCAAAACATACCTGCGTGAAGTTCTTCGCCAGTAAACATATCAAAACTGGGCAACGATGTCAGTCCGGCATCAAGGGAGGAAATGTGGCTTAAAATCGCTTCTTTTGGGATACTATTTTTGTATTTCTTATAGTCTTCAAAATTCTCAATAGAATTCTTGTATGGCAATCCTTTAAAAAAACCGAAATCCATGTCACTTTCTCCTTCCTCTTTGATTTGGGGTAAACGGCAAAATATTTCCTTCCCCATGTGTTCCTACTTTCAGTACGCCAGCACCGGAAATAAAAAGCACATCGTCTGGGGCTTTCACTTCAACGCCAAGTGCATTTGCCAGCTCTTCTGCAAAGCAATAATCGTTTTCCATGCGTGCGCCTGTGCTGCAAGATAGCAAACGAACTTTCTGGCCATTCCACCCTTTACTATGCCGAATGACTGCGGCAAGTAAGCGCGGTGACATATTGAGTTCTTTTGTACCAAATCCGACTGCCGTCTGGCTTCCGTGCATAGCGACGTCAAAATACGTTTTAAGAGGTTTTACCCTTTTAACGTTTTCATTCAGCGGGTCACCGTCCGGGAAGCAAGCAAAGCCATTTTCCAGCTTCATTGTACGTCTTTTCACAATAGAATTCAAGTTATCTCTTGCGTCTGCGCCGAAAAACTTAAGAGTGTCTCTATCGTCTTTAGCGTAAGCCGCTGCCACTTTTGCTCGTTGCGTTTTTATGGAATTTGCCGCTTTGATTGTTGCGTCATCCGTAAAATAGACGCGCATCCGCTCCGGTTGCTCCGGCAGTCCAGCTTCCGCGCTGAACGCCTTGTATTTAGCGTTTAGCCGCCGTAGCCGTATGTTTACCGCTGTCTCGTCTTCATGCAATCCTGCGGCTTTGTAGGCGGCTTTCTCGCGCTTGAGCTTTCGAATCTCCCGTTCCACACGCCGCTGCATTTGCGTTGCTTCATACGCTGTGTATGTTTTTCCGTCGTAGGTGCATCCCAGTCCATCGTCTATATGCTTGAGCTGGTCTTCAGTGTATGTCCGTTCAGAAACACCCTCCACCCACGGGAACCGCCTGTGTCGGCAGTTTGCACCTTCCAGACCATCAACAGCACCAAGACCGCAAACCTTATAGATGCTCGGGTAAATATCCCCGTCGCGGACACTGTAAACCTTTCCCTGCCAGTTCTTATGGCTTGACCACGGAGACGGCCCCGGCTTGTCGCGCGCGCCGGAATGGGCAGAAACCTCAAAATACGGTGTCTCAAGATATTCCGCGGATTGCTCCGTGTACTTTGCGCAGATTTGGGAAACGCCTGTCATTACCGCCCGCCGCGCCGCCACATCGATATGATCTCGATGGCCGCTCTCGTAGTCAACGACCTTCAAGCCACTGTCCGCAAGCTGCTTTACCGCCGTCTTGATTGCCTGATTGTAGTTGATCGCGCCGCTCTGCACCTGCATTACTGCATTATCCAGCGCCCATTGGTATGCTTTGGCAGGCGGAAGCATCGTGCGTCCAGCGTCCACCAGGAATCCCATAGAAGCGGTCAAGTTTCGAAATGTGTCAATCGTCTGCTTTTTGATTGCCGCAACTTCCGCATCGTCAACCAGTTTTCCCGGCTGTGTGATGTGCGCAAGGTTGATAAGCTCTGTGTAATACTTCTGGTTACGCTCTACCACATCATCAAGCAGTTTATCCAGCTTTGTTTTGCTGATGCCGGAAGTTTCAAGAACTGCTTTCTCAATCTCCTTAAGATCAATTCCGTGGGAACGCAGCGCACGGATTGCCTGCACTGTTACCTCGTTCAGCTCATCCGCAGCTTTCAGCCGGGAGCAAATTTCATCCAGCAGCACAAGCTCAAGCGCCCGAAACAGTTCTGCCAGACCCTCCGGAAGTGCGTCAAGCAGAGCAGGGTCAAAAGGGTAAGGACGCATTGGCCGTCACCTCACTCGATATCTTCTTGCGGCTCTTTTGTCATGTCTTGCATCTTGGGAAGCGCCGCCTTTGCGGTGGCCTCGTCCTCGTTCATCCAGCGCATACGGAACTCCCAGTCGTTCATGATGCCAGCGTTAAGCAACTGCACATCTCGGTTAAAGTCCTGCCCCTTGTCTTCAATGATACTGTCATCAAAGTCAATGGAAATTTCAACTTCCTCATCCAGCCCGGCGTTCATAAACTTATTTCCCATGCGAAGCAGGGTGCGACACAGCCCTGTGATCGCTTGCTCGAGCAAAATCTCATGCTTTTTAATAGTCCGGAACAATGTGCTGTTTTCGCTGATGACTTGCGTAGCCGTTGCAATACTGCCTCGGTCAAATTTGTAATGGTTTTCACCGAATCCGCACTTGCTCGACAAGATGTTCAGCATATCTTGCATACCGGTGTTAAACTCCGCTGTGCGCAGCGTCATGTCGACCTGTTGGAGGATGCTGCCATCACTTCCTCTGTCTTCCGGCATAACATAGTATATGGTCTCACGCTTGTCGAACATAGGGCGACCGTCAACGCTTTTGATGGCCTCCGGCTGCACCACAATGCGCTTCTTGCCAAGGACAAACTCGTTTACATAGCTGTCGTATGTAATATCAACGCCCTTTAACTGGTCGATGGCATACGCAAACACTGCAACGCCCATCGGGTTAAACTCATCGGAATTCGCAATGTTCAGGCGGTCGATAATAAACTGCGGCTTGTCGCTCCCTGTGTGAACGACAGGCGGGATCGTTTCAAAGCCCCGCACGCTGGCCAGCGGTACCTCATCTGTGCCGTACAGGTGGTTTTCAATGTCATACTCGCCGCCGTTCAGCCGATGAACCTGGATGTAAGTGTACTCCGTATCATTAACCCTTTTTGTTGACGCAAAAGCGCACTCTCGAATGACTCCGTTATCCCACGTCAGCGGATAGATGTTCCCTGCACTGACATAATTGATTCGAATTCGACCGGCGTCCACAATCTCCGATGTGTCCGGATTGATGCTCATACCCTCGACCGTGGGGACATAGGCAACAGTTCCTACCGCAGCTTTCCGCTCCTGCGCTTCGTTGGCCTTTACCCACCAATTATTATCTGCAAGGATTGCGTCTACAAATTCCTGCTCTCGTTTCCCCTCAAGGGTGATGTTCACACGCTCATTCATCAGCAGGTTTGCCCAGTCCTCGCAGACCTTCTTGCACATGTTGACAGAATATCTATGGCATTCCAGCTCTTCGATGCCGTTCCACACCGTATAGCTGTGGAAGTCCTTAACATCGCCGTCATACCAAGATCGCCATACACCGATCAACGAGTAAAACTTGCTGTCGACCGTATCAAAGCCCAATTCTACTAATGCTCTGCGGATATTCACTCTCTCACCATCCCATCATGTGACCGGCACGCTCCAGGTCTTTGTAATATGGCTCAATGCTGTACTCAAAGGCATCCAAACTATCGATATCGGATGTGCCGTCATCCAAGCGCTCATCTTCAAACCTATCAGGATCATAAATTGCGGTTTGCAGCGCGTCGATCAGATGCGGGCAGCTCCGCGAAACCTTAAAGCGTCCCTGCTTCATCAGCAGCACCACCAGCCTGATTCTGTCTGTGATTTGCATTTTCAGCGCGTTCTTAACCTGCGTGCCAATGTGCATTTTCTGCGCGGTATGATCTAACCCACGAATCAATACTGTTTCCGCGCTATCTGCTCGTGTCTGACTGTATCCATACTTAGCCGTCACCATCTGGCAAAATGTGGCAAAACGCCGATTCAGGGCATCAGGGTCAATCTCCTCGTTTTTGATGTATTCCTCTTCCAACGCAACAACGCGAAAGTCCTTTGTAATACCGGTCGCCTGGAACTTTGTCGCAGACTTTGTGCCGCCGAAGTCAACGCCAATAGAAATAACGGTAAACCTTGTCCCGTTTTCTTCTGCCCATTTCAAAGGATCGTCAACCAGATACTTCTCCGTGTTATTGGCGAAATCCTTATATACCACTCCCTCCGCCGCCACCCACAAGCCGCGAACATAGCGGTCATAGAAAATACCGGCATACATATTTGCGTAGCGCTCAAGCGTTCTCGCACTCAAGCCGGGGTTATCTGTCATCTCGAAGTGAAGATATAGCGTATTCCGTTCGCGGTGTCGCTTAATCCACTCCTGATAGAACCAGTGATGCGGGCTGCCGGGGTTACAGGAGAACCACAACCGCGCACCGTCAACGGAACAACGTGCAAGCGCCTGTTCCACAAACGAGCGCGGCATCAGCACCACCTCGTCCAGCAGCACACCCGCCAGCGTGCGGCCTTGAATCAGCGTATAGCTGGCCTCGTCCTTGCCGCCGAACACCTCAAAGTAATTCGTCACGGCGCCGCGCCGCACTTCCATCACCTTGTCGCCGCGCCGCCAGCGGATAATATAGCGCTCCTTTGCAAGGCTCATCGCCGTGAACGGAACGATGATGTTCTTGGTGCAGCTGTCCACCGTGCGGCCACACACACCGAAGCGCTGACCGCTGAAATTCTCCATCGCCCAGCGGACGAACGCCCACATCATGATGGAGGTCTTGCCGGAACGCACAGCGCCGTCGCAGATCAGCGCGTCATACTTGGAATAGGGGAAAGCAAGGATCTTCTGCTGCTTCGGGCTAATCATCGCTCTCCAACCCTTCTGCCATTTCACGCAGGCTCACGCTCAATGCGTCATCCTTTGTGTTGTCCGTCGGCAAACCCAGATCAACAATATCACGCTGCCCAAGGTACTGTTTCCCCAGCCAAATAGCCATGCTTGCGTTCTTTGCCGCAAGCTGCCACTGGCTCCGACGCAGTGAAATTTTCCCAGTTCCGCGCTTTTGCTTAAATACCTCGGAAAAACTGGCATGATAGGTGCGTTTACACCAGCTGTCCAATGTTTTATCGGTCACATCAAACCAACCGCAGATTTCTTCAAGCGTGCATTGCAGGCCGCAGAGGTTCTCGAACTGCTTCTGATCTATTTCCTTTCTTGGCCTTGCCATACGCGCCCTCCTTCCTCGCAGTCAGCTTTCTCGCCACCAATGTATGCAAGCCATTCATGGCCCCTGTAATATCGCCGGACTTAATCAGCCCGTTCAGTGTTTTCATTTGCTGTGTGGATAAATACTGCTGGTTTTTCTTCAACATCCTCCGCGCAGTCGCCTGAGCATCAGTCATGCAGAAGCACCGCCTTCTTCCCGGTGAACTTCTCCCACCGGTCAACAATGACGTCGGCATACTTCGGGTCATACTCCATGCAGAAAGCGTGTCTACCATTCTGCTCCGCTGCCATGATCGTTGTGCCGGAGCCAGCGAACAGGTCGAGGACATTCTCTCCCGGCTTGCTGGAGCACTGCATCTGGTAATCAAACAACTTAATCGGCTTCATGGTCGGATGCTCCGCAGATTTGACAGGCTTATCGAAATTCAATACAGTTGTCTGCCTGCGGTTCTTGAAGAAGTAGTGCTTCTTACCTTCCGTCCATCCGTAAAGGCAAGGCTCATGCGCATCCTCTTCAATCTCGCTCTCACCGTACAGGCAAGGTTCATGTTTCCACTGGAAATCCTGCCTCCCCATTACGAGGGAATTCTTTACCCAAATCAGGCACTGCCGGACACGCAGCATTGAATCTTTACACGCACCACGGAAGTTATACCCTTCACTGTCGGCATGCCAGATGTAGAACGGAGCGCCTGGTTTCATGACCATCGCCGCATTGGAAAAAGCATCCGTCAGGAACTGCCTAAATGCCGTATCCTCCATATTGTCGTTCTTAATCTTTCCGGCGGTGCCCTGATAGTCCACATTGTACGGAGGGTCTGTGAGCAGCAAATCCATTTGTGCCCCCCCCACGAGCTTCTGTACGTCTGTCAAAGACGTGCTATCTCCGCACATAAGGCGATGGTCTCCAAGCTGGTACACATCGCCAAGTTTGCTCTTCGGCTCTGCCGGTAAAACAGGATCGTAGTTGTCCTCTACAACTGACGTGTCGAGTTCATCACGCAGCCCCCAATCAAAGTCAAACGCCGACAAATCCAGCCCAGGCAGTTCATCAGCCAGCAGGTCAAAGTCCCAATCGCTCTCGTTGCTCTTGTTGTCCACCAGCCGCAGGGCGTTTACCTGCTCCGGTGTCAGATCGTCCACGCAGACGCAAGGCACTTCTTCCATATCCAACTTCTTTGCCGCCATAGCGCGGCAGTGGCCGATGACAATAACACCCTCTCGGTCAATCACAATCGGCTGCACGAACCCGTACTGTTTTATGCTTTCGGCCACATTGTTGATTTGCCGTCTGTCGTGCTTCTTGGCATTTGCAGCATACGGCATAATATCCGCCAGCCGCTTGTTTTTTACTTCCATGTGGCCTCCTTTGCCTGACGCACCGGCCTCCCACCACTGGCCTTTGTCATTGGCACGTCCTTCCCAGGCTTTCGCCTCGCCTGTATTCCATGTCTCCCCTGGGTCACATTTTTAAGAGGTGCGGGAAGTCCTGTTTTATGTAAGCAGACTATTTGGGACGCATCCCTTACAGCGGTATGCCAGCGCATCGCCTGTCGTTCTACACAATCGGTCGGGTACCACCACGCATCCATACTGTCCTACACAGCAGATTTGTCCTAAGACAACCGCCACCACACCACATCCACGCCTTGGATTTCTCGATAGCACGGTGGTACCCAGACCAACCACGGAACTTTTCAGCCCTGCGCCGGTACGTCGGTCGCATCCGTTCATCTTTACAAAGCCGGTGCCAGCCAATACATAAATTACTTCGTCCTGCCGCTTTCGTACAGCGCACAGGCAAGCCCCTTGTAGCGGTCTTACCCTTCCGTGGTGCCGCAATGCGGTAGCATACATCTGGTACGGCATTGCAGTCCTGCCCTGCTTTAGCGCTTCGGGGAAAGTCCCCGTCACTCGCTGTGGCCTCCCCTTACGGGGCACCTATGCCGCGTGTGGGGCATACGCCCCAAGAAAGCCCCTTGCGGGTGAAAACGATCCAACGTTTTCATCTGGTGCCGCATGAGAGGTGCGCCCTCCCGCCCCCCGAAATGTGGGGCGGCATCTGCCTGCGGCATATTGCTCCATCCGGGCGGAGCCGAAGCCCCGCCCATCAGGAAAGAAGGGGAAAAAGAAAAAGAATGGAGATGCAGAGTTTGCCCCCGCATCTCCCATGATAAAGTGCGTTTTTTCAATTTTTCCACTTTTAAGTGGAATTTTCAAAATTTATTTTTCTGCAATATCTACCACGCAGGGATAGTCCGTCCTTCCCATCAGATAGTCCACCGACACGCCGAATTCATCCGCTATGCTCTTCAGCGCATCCATCGTCGGCTTCGCCGTGCCCAGCTCATACCGGCGTATGGCGTCCGAATTCAACCCACATCGCTCCGACAGCACATACCGCTTCAGTCTCTTTCTCTCCCGCAGCTTTCTCAGCCGTTCCGGGAATTCGCTCATATCAGCACCTCCTCTGGAAAAAACGTCTCACGAACGCCCTTGCACTCCGCCACGATGTAGCGCCCCTTGGGATGCACATACACCACCGTCGCCTTGCGCACAGGGTACAGATTGTCCTTTGTCGCTCCGGTGCCGGGGAACGGCTCCGGCATCGTCAGAAACCGTGCCCGGATCATATCACCGATCTGCATCGCCGCAGTCCTTTCTCTCGCCGTAGGAGCAGAAGTCATCCGGACTGCGGCTCTGCCAAGCCGCTGAATGTACGTTGCCGTCCGAGTAGATTTTCAGGCAGACGCCCATGTCGTAGTGCTTGCAGTCCTTACACCGCACCACGACCGCCACATCGTCCGGCGTTTTGACTTTTTTATCAATCACGGCCTGACATACCTTTTCAACCGCCTTTGCCCTCTCGTAATATTTGCTACCAAAAGTGATTTCGTTGTCACCGTTTCCGTTCGTGTATTTTGCGTTCCACCAAGACATCACTTTTCACCTCCTCCGTCCATCTTCGCGCCGTTCTCCACAAATTTGCAGACACTGGCCGCACAGGAGAGGCACAGCTGTTTCTCCGCAGAAAAAGGTTTCTTAAAATTCACAACGCCATAGTGGTTGAAATCCAGATTCACACCGTCAACCTCGTAGTCGATCTCGCGCCCACACATATCACAAAGCACTTTAATCATCAACTATTCCCTCCGTCCATCTTAGCCCCGCAGTTGGGGCAGAGCATCGTGTTCACAATGTATTTGCTTCTGACCTTGCAAGCGGAACAAGTTCCACACATACAATCTGTAACTAATCTATTTGGCCCAAGCCATTCCCACCGCCCATGCGCCACCGGGGCCACGTCAGCGGCGGGAAGTTTCTCCAACATCTGCGCCGCCTTTTCAAAATACGGGGCAGCGTCCATTAAAACCGCCATGTCTTCTTTTGCACGCAAAATTGACAGACACACCGCTCGATCAATGTATTCAGCGTATTCAGCCATTGTCAGCCCTCCTGTTCTATTCTCCCACGCCAAGCTCGTCCAGCATTGCTACGTAGCATTTCACGCACACATAGCAAAGCGTCTTTACTGTCTCGTGCGGTTTCCGAATCATGACGCACACGCTGTTCTTTTTCAGCCGCTCCTGCCCGCACCTTACGCATCTGCAAATAAATCTCTCGTCAGCACGAACGCAGTCGCAATTCGCATCATACAGTCCCATCACTCCACCTCCTGCACATAGCACCAGCTCTGGGGCGGTCGCTTGAGGCGTAGGCTCTCGTTGCTGCAGGTTCCGTTGTTTTCCCAGTGCATAGCGCAGCTGTCGCAGTACCAGTCATGCGCACACGCCCTCCGGAAGGCATCCAGCCCCTTCGGCTCATCGTAGACCTTCAAGCCGGAGATGTGCAGGCCGTAGCCGGTCTTCGACTTCAAATAGGTGTGCATATCGCTGAGGCCGATGCACGACTGTCTGGCTACCCGATTCGTCGTGCCCTGATCCTCCCCCGCAACGTGATAGGCGCCGCCGGGGCCGGATGTCACAAGGCGATAGACACGGTCGCAGGTGAACTCCCCGATGACCGCACCCTTTCTGTCGCTCCATTTACCCCTGTTCCACCTGGCAACGTCTCCACCGAGTTCTGCGCGGAAAAAATCGTTCATTCCTTGCAGCGTGCAGTAGATATAGCACTTAAACGGTACCTCCAGTTTCGGCACGGACTTACGCAATTCCATAGTTTTTCTGCCAATGATGATTTTTTCGCACCACTTCGGGCGGATGCTCAGCATAACAGCTTTACTCATTTCTTCATCGCCTCCAATGCTCTCTCCGCCTCCTTGACGGAGAATAGACCTAATTTCCGTCCGCTTAGTGTTAGATAATCGTCCGCAAAAGCTGTCAGGAGGATGTTCCAATGGTCGCTTTTGTAGGTGATACCATCCCTTTGCATTTCTACATCGTCGGCGTCCGAGAAAGGCAGCACCACCAGCCGCCCGTCCTTGTCGGCCTCGGCCAGCTCGCGCAGGCGATTGAGCAATGCAAGCTGCTCTGTCAGCGTTTTCGATTCTTCCAGCGCGTAATCAAACAGGTTTCCCAACGCGGTCACTTCTTCCGGAGTCCGCCCCGTGTCCTCGTAGGCCGCGAGGCGCATCATAATGACATCCATGTCGCTTACGATGGGTATTGCGTGCGCGTGTCCTGCAATGCTTTCATATTCCGTCAGTCGTTCCATCACTCTACCTCCCCAATCTCGTCCTCGCCAAACTCCACGCCGTCATTGATGCGCTCCAAAACGCCTTCCACAAAGTCCTCATCGGCACAGGCGTTTAAGTACCTGATAACATCATTGGCTAACTGCATGACGGTTTTCTTGCTGTCCATCACATATCCCTCCATTTGCACCCGTCACAGGCGCCCTCGTGTGCTTGTTTGTACTTCCCGCAGTATTGGCATAGCTCATTTACAAGAGCTTTCCGGTCTGCCGCCAGTTTCTCGTTTGCGGCTATCAGCCCACTGTTGGAAGCGTCCAGCTGGTCATATCCGTTGTAAAATTTTTTGATTTCATTTCGCGCGTCCGCCAGCTCTGCGCTCATCTTCTCGATCTGTGCATCCCGCCGCAGTACGGTGTCCCGCAGGGCGGCATTGGCCTGCATCAGTGCCTCGATGTGCCGCTGCTGGTTCTCGATCAGATCAGCGGCGGCGTTGTTTTTATTTTTGGTACACTCTCCAAAAGCACCATTCGGCTCAAGAAAAGCACAATTTCCCTTGGCGCAGTCCACGCCGCTTGCACAGCACCGCAGCGCGGTCACGATCTCGTCCCTTGTCATGTCATTCCTCCCCAAACCATCTTTTTGTCACCGCGATGGGGAACGGCTCGATCTCACTTGCCCACCGCGCCGCGCCTTTTCCGTGTATGCGCTCCCAGATCAGCGGGAAACCTGCGATGCCATCAAATAAGCTACCCAGCGTCGCGTCCTCCGGCAGATACTGCGCCATACGCCGCAGCATCCAGTCCCAGAAGGGCAGGGCGATGGAGTTGCCCAGCGCCTTGTACTTTGGGCTGTCCGCGTCCTTGTGTTTCTTGCTTTTCTCATCCGTCCAGTCGCCAATGTCCACCCATCCGTCCGGGTATCCCTGCAAGCGGGTACATTCCAAAGGCGTCAATCGGCGCACCACCATGTTCTGCACCAGGTATGTCTCCGCGTCCTCTCGATAAGCGCAGTTAGCCTTTGCCCGCAGCGCGTGGCTCACGTCCTCACACATCACTGCTTGAGCATCGTGCATGGTGTTTAACGTTTGGCTGACTTCCTCCGCCATAATGCCGGCTTCGTTGGCTTGGCCGTTGCCGATGCCGTATGTAAGCGGCGCTTGATTGCCGCCTGTCCCCATTCTCGCCTGCAATGCCGGTACCTGCTCCCCGCACTCGCGGATGACGTCACAGGCGTGTGTCATGTCCAGCGCCACCGCCGGTGCAACCACAGCCGGCTTATTCCCGCCGCACTCGGCGTTCAGTGTAGGGGACGGGTCGCCCTCTTTGCCGATACCAAGACCGTTTCCGCTGCCATCGTGGTTGCGGCTTTCACCGCCTCCCTGCCATCTGGTGGCTTTGTCGTTGATGGGGATAGCCACCACCGGCTGATTGTTCCCGCTCATGCCAGCCGCTGCGGTCAATGTGGGCGCTCGGTCGTCTGTCCGCAGTTCCGCGCCGCCTTGCTGTGTTGTCATGCAGAATATCGTCTGGTCGTTGCCCGTACCCAGCGTTCCGCTTTTCTCCGTCTGCACTAACGCGCCTTTTCCTCCTCCGTCACAGCCCCCCCCTGATGCGGACTGCATAAGAAGCACCTGCTTCAGCAGCTTCGGCAAGTCCTTCCCCCGACGCTCCGCTCTCCGCAATATCCCCTGACACGCTTTTGCGGTCAAATTGTATTTCGGATGCGGTGTCTCCTCCAAAATCTGCGACAACCGAGATACGACGACGGCGTTGGGGCACTCCCCAGTGTTGCGCGTCGTGAGTTCGCCACACCACGCTCCATCGTCCTCCCATTTCATCGTGATACCCTCCCCAGGTAGGCCAGCCCTTTTCAGGCACTTCAATACCGGGGGCTTCCGGCTCGACGATTTTGATGATCTCTTCGAGCACGGCTGCGAAGTCTTTTCCTTTGTTGCTGCTAAAGGCTCCGACCACGTTTTCCCACACGAGATACCGAGGTCTAACCATGTCACCTGTCCGTCCATTCCTTTTGTCCGCCTCCCTCATTTCTTTTACGATGCGTACCTGCTCCATAAACAGGCCGCTTCGCGCTCCCGCCAAACCGGCGCGTTTCCCGGCGATGGATAGATCCTGTCTAACAAGGTGAACCACCTGTAATACACCAAACGGGTTCAATCTCTGCCCCATTTATTTTCGTAATATCGCCTAAATGTTTCACCTAAATCACCTCCTAATCTCCAAACACCACGCCGCACTCGTCCTTCAGCACGTCCTTGATGTGCTTCCGCTTGATGCGGCCTTCGTTTATTTCCTCCACCAGCTTCTCCAGGCACTCGTACAGATACGCGATGCTGTGCGTGTCCCGGCTGTCCGCTGTCTCCTCAAAGACGTGCCAGCCGCATTTGTCCATCAGCACCATCGCCACCATGTCCATGTTCTCCCGTGTGCCTTGCAGCTTGCCACGCATAAAGATGCGGTCGTCCCTGCTCAAATGCTGTTTGCCCATACTTCAATTCCCCCACAGTGATACTTGGTTTTCGTCCGGCAGTACAAGCATTTGCTCCTGCGCCTTCTGGCAAAAGTCCCGGCTAATCTCAAAGCCGTAGCCACGCCGTCCCGTTTCCATACAAGCACGCAGCGTAGACCCGCTTCCGGCGCATGGGTCAATGACCACATCTCCGGGGTCTGTGAATATGCCAATTAGCCGTTTCAGCAGCACAACAGGCTTTTGCGTGGGATGAATCTTTGGAATGTCTTTCCCGTCGCGCCCCCACTCCTGCCAGTTGAAAACCATTCTTTTTTCTCCGTACATATCCGTGTTGCGGAACTTTGGCAGTTTGTCTCGGTACAACACCACGGCAAACTCTGTTGCGCCGACAATGCGCATATTTGCCTTTAGAACCTGCGCGGAATAATTCTTGATAAAAAAAAGAGGATATGCCTTCATAAATCCGTACCGCTTGCCGTAGTCGATAACCGTCTGCATCTGCTCAAACGCGCAAAAGACGATCATTGCCGGAGCCTCGCCCGTTGCTTTCGGTTCTTTTTTCAAAAGGCGGGAGCAAAAGTGCATATACTCCGCGATTTTGAAATTCCCGTCTGAGTTGAAAAAAGACTTCTTGGCAAGGCGGCTTTCCCCGTTGGCGTTATCTCCGTCTTTGTACCACATAGGATTGCTGGCGTAGGCATTTGATCCGATATTGTACGGTATGTCCGCAATTACAAGCTGTGCTTTGGGAATGTTGTACTTCTTGAAGTTTTGGAAATTATCGTTGAATAACTGAACTTGCTGTTTACCCATTCCCGTCGTCCTCCGAAATGTGCACCACCTCGTACTTGCTGTTCTGGCGCTTGCCGTACATGGATCTGCGGATGCCGCGCTCCACGGCCTCGTAGGTCATGTGCGCATGTTTGGCCAGCTCTGCGATGCTGTCACCCCAGTACAGCGGCAGGCGGAACTTGTCGTTGGTGACGATCATATAGACGTTCATCATTCGCCCGCCTCCCCGATGATGTCCGCAATGGGCATATCCAGTGCGGCGGACAGGCGTAGGAGGGTATCAAGGCGCGGGGCGGTGCGCCCGCGCTCGATGGTGTGGATGGTGCTGATGCCGGTGTCGGCGCGCTGGGAAAGCTGTGCCAGCGTAAGGCCCAGCTCCTTCCGGCGGCGGCGCAGGCGCTGGCCCAGCGCATGGGTATCCAGCTCCTTCATGCCTTCACCTCCGCCGTCTCCGTCACGGGCCGGTGCAGTCCGGTGTCGCGGTACTCCACATAGCGCTTGGGCGTGGCGCCGGGCGTCCTGCGCACCCGCACCACACGCACCTCCAGCGCGGCGGCGGTGAGGATACCGCAGAGGGTGCGGCGGTCGGCGTCGCTGTCTATGGGCTGGGGGATGCGCGTCCAGCTGTCGTTCATATCAGATTCCTCCTCATCTCATCTTTTCTTTTCCCTTCATGGTGTAGCGGCAGTGCATGGTGACGTGTGACGCCCTGCCGCAGCAGGTGCAGTCGCCGACGTAGCGGGTGGCGTCCACCCGCACCACATGGGTCTGCAGCAGCTGCGTATAGCAGGCAGGGCAGAACGCGCCCTTGCCGATGTGGTCATAGGCCGGATCCATGGGGCGGCACCTCCTCTATGTAGATTTCCGTGCGGGGGCGGTCTTTGTCGTACAGGACGCGGCTGCCGTCGTGCCCGGCGACAATGGCGCTGTTGTCGTCCGCCAGAACCCCGTGATGCACCAGCAGGTCGCAGGTGGCTTCCAGTAGGTTGCAGAGGTCGACGCGCCGCCGCGTGGGCATGTAGTATAGGCAGCGGACATTCACGGGGCTGTCCAGCCTTTTCCGGTAGGGGAGCAGGCAGGGCCCCGCGTCCCGCTCATACTCCCGGTATTTCTGGCTGGGCAGGATCATGGGGCGAGAACGCACCATGACGATGCGCTGGGAGTTCTTCTTTGTCACCGGCGGCAGGGGGATGGTGATGCGGATCATGTCAGCGCCTCCTTGGCCTCCTGCCACGTCATCCCGTGTTCCCGTGCATAGCGGGAGATACGGCCCAGCTTGCGCCCCTTGTGGACGTAGTCCCGCATCCATGCGAAACGCTCCATCGTGTCTTGTGCCTGTTCCTCCTGCGCCTGTTCCTCCTGCGGCTCAATGCCCATCGTGATATCTGCCACATCGGGAAAAAATTTATTGCGTCTGGCATAGGCGACGGCGGCGGCTCTTACGTCCGCGTAGCTGTAAGGCTCTAAGGCGATCTCCCACGCCAGCTTCATTTTTGCCGTGACCTGCTTGTTCGGCCAGAACTGCGAAAACAGGGTAAACAGCTTCTCAACATCGCATCTGTCCATTTCTTCCTCCTCCTGTAGTACATACTCCCGCCGCCGTAATATATAACATTCGTTCTCTTACTCTCCCTCTCTCTCTTACTCTCTCTCTTTCTCCCCCTCTTTCTCCTTGCGCCTTTGTTGTGCGTTTGTTGTGCGTTTGTTATCCGTTTGATTCTGATTTGTTCTGGCGGTTGGCGGCTTTATTTCTGCCGCTGTCCAGTGTGGGGCGGATCAAATTAAACGCGACACTGGCGGCGGGGGAGAGACTGCTGGACGGCTCCGTTTCGTTCAGCGCATAGTCGCAGATCGCCAGAAGGATCTCCGCCTGCTGCTTTTTGGGGAGAGGCTGTATTGCATCCCAATAGGAGCTGTAAAACGTAAATTGTTTGCGCTTCACACCGCCTCACTCCTTCTTCATCGCCCCGATGACGTAAACGCCGCGCTCCTTGTCCAGCGCCACCTGTACGATGTTTTCCAGGTGCCGATTCTGCCGCCGCAGACCCTTGATCTCATCCTGCATCTTTCCCATTCTTTTCTTCCTTTCTCTCGTACTCGTCCGTCAGGTGCCGTGCGATGGTGCAATGCTCCCACGCACCGGCACAGGATTGATTCATGCAGCGGAATGCCGCGCCGCCCGTCAGAACGGCAGGTCGCCGTCGTCCTCGATTTCGGTAAAGCCGGTGGGGTGTGCCGCGCCGCTGTCAGTGTCCCGCTTGGCGTCGCCAAAGTAGATGTTGTCCGCCAGCACCTCGGCGTTCCGGCGCTTGTTGCCGTCCTTGTCCGTCCAGTCCCGCAGCTGCAAGCGCCCCTCCACCACGGCCATACGGCCCTTGGAGAAATACTTGGATACGAACTCGGCGGTGTTTCGCCACGCCACCACGTCAATAAAATCCGTGTCCTTGGTGCCGTCTGCGTTCTTAAAGTCCCGGTCTACCGCCAGCGTGAAACTGGTGACGGCAGTGCCGTTCTGCGTCCTGCGCAGCTCCGGATCGCGGGTCAGGCGTCCCATAATGAAAATCTTGTTCAGCATTTCTTATCTCCTCTCATAAATAGCTTTTTCCGAACTCGCGGCGGAAGTCCTCCTCCGTCCAGCCCTGCTCCTCCATTGCCTTGAGCTGCCCGTACCGCCTCAGACGCCGCATCTGGTCGCCGTTCTTGTGTACCGCGCCCCGCCCGTTCCGGTGGCAGCGGTTGCCGCACAGGTACACCACAAGGCCGTACTTCTCGCTCTTCTTCCGGTTCGCACCACCCAGAATGTGGTGGCGCTCCAGCGGGTCACTTGGGTCGTTCCGCCCGCACAAAAAGCATCGCTTGTCATTCATACGCTCACCTCTCCCCACCGGCTCACAAGGGCATCCAGCTCTCGCGGCGTCATGGTCTCGATGCCGACATCCCGGCAATCCTGCACGATGGCGTCTATCAGCCGCGCCATCTGCTCCGTGTCGTATACGGAGCTGCCGTACCAGACAGTCACGTTCACGCAGCCCTTGATTTTGCTGGGGCCGGTATCGGTCATCCAGCCGATACCGTTCCGCTCCCAGCTCCGGCAGAACGCCTCCGCCGCCTTTTCCCGCAGGCACAGCACCTCGCTGACGCCGCCGATGCTCTGTATCTCCTGCCGATATACCTTCTCTCTCGCAACGCCGTAGTGCGCCGCCAGCTTGTCCAGCAGCACCCACGCATACCCGTTGGCATCGAGGCTCCGTCCCTTGCCCTTGATGGTGGCGCTGTACTCCTTGCCCGGCTTCAGCGCGTCACAGACCTCCATCGCCGCCTCCGGTGACTTCACCCGCAGGCAGAGCCACGCGCCCTCGCTGTCCTGCGACCAACGCGCCGCGTTAACCGTTACCTGCCGCATGGTTGTTCTCCGCTCTCATGCAGCCCCAGCAGAGCCGCTTGCCGTACTTCTTTACCGCGTTCTCTACGATCTCGTTGGTGGGATACACACGATCCCCGCACTTTACCGCCTTGATGGGCAGTCCGCAGCACTCACACAGCACCGGCGCCTCCTGCTTGCTCTCCGGCCTGTCGTACTTGCTCCTGTCTGCATCCCAGTACACGTCTGCGCCAAAGCCCAGCGCCTTGCACGCCACAGAAATAGCGTCCGTCAACGCCATTTTGAAGCACTCGTCGGAGGTGTACAGGCCGTTCTTCTCCTTGGCAATAAAGGCGCTGCCTCCGGTGCCGGGGATGGCCTCTGACCATGCACCGTCAACCTTGACAAAAAGGTCGATGTCCAGAAATGCGGCCACCTCGCCGTTCGCGCCCTGCTCCAGCCGCTTGTCGGTGACGGTGTACTTCCACCCGATGCCGCAGGGGCCGAACTGCTCTGTCAGCGCCTTGATGCGCCACATGGGGTTGATGTCCGTCTTGCCCTTGAGCCGTCCTGCGTTGATGGGCCGCTTGGCGTTGTCCGGCATCTTGCGTACCGCTTCGTAAATGGTCAGATTATCCATCACTTCACCCCCATGTTCATCCGCGTCACCAGCTCCGCGCCGTCAATGGCCGTCCCGGCTTTCAGCAGCGACGTGATGTCGCTCTTGGCTACCGTGGGCGCGGCGTAGGTCACCTTGCCGCCGTATCCGTTGTCCATGCACCATTTCACAAGAGCCTCCATGCTGGTGATCTCCACCGCCGTGCTCTTGCGGTACGTCACGGAGCATCTTGCCGTCTGGAACGGCGCACCGTCCAGCGCCCGGTCAACGTAGCCCAGCAGCTTGTCCCGCTTGGCTTCCAGCGCCCTGCGCCGCTCCGCCAGCTCCTTTTCCTCCTCCTGGATGGCCTTGGCCTCCGCCGCCAGATTCTTCGTCCAGCACACGATGCCCTCGATCTTGGCGTCCCTCGCCATCTGGAGTTCCTCAAAGGCATCAAAGTCAAGGACTTCGCCGGTCTCGTGGTCGATCAGGTTCTCCAGCGCCTGGTCGATGTGATACAGGCTCAAACTCATTTTCTTTCCTCCCATGCGTCCACCGCCGTGATGCAGTTGTCGCACCCGACGATCTCGCCGTTCTCGTTTTTGTAGTAGGTGTCCGTCTCCTCCCCGCACACGGGGCAGATGGGCACGTCGTAGCCCTTCGGCTCCACCGGGCCGTCCCGGTATTCCATCACGCTCCGCATGACATCCACCACAAGGCGGTCAGCAGAGCCGCCCACAGGACAAGCGCCGCAATGCCCAGCGCACGTTCCAGCCGCTTCCGCCTGCACCGCGCGGAGTATTCCCGCGCCCGGCGGTTCCGTTCTCTCTTGCTCATCGGCCCAGCGCCTCCACGCCCTTGACGATGACCCCGCTCAGCCACGCCGCGCCGATAAACGTCAGCGCCCATGCAAACGCGCTCATTTCGCACCTCCACACTTCTTCTCGTTCGGCATAAGGCCGACAAACTCAAGCCCTCTTCCACGGGCGTAAATCTCGCCCATGATCTTCCCCAGCTTTACGGGGTCTGGGGGCGTTACCCAAATGATTTTGTACTCCGGCTTTTTACTCATTGCCTTTTCCTTTCCTCCGTGCTACAATAAGCACGGACACAATATCCTGTGGTGAGATTTGTCCCACCCGCCCCGCTCGATGCTGCAACATTGGGCGGGGCATTTTTTTACTGCCCGTCGCTGGATTCAAACAGCTCGTCCACGGTCACGCCGTACATTTTCGCCAGCTTCTTGTGGTACTTCCGCAACGGTCGCCAGTCGCCCAGCTCCCAGTGCGTTACGCAGGATAGATCAACATTCAGTTTCTTCGACACCTGCGCTCGGGTCAGCCCGGAGCGTTCTCGCAGCTCTCTCAATGTCAATGTTTGCGTCCTCCCTTCATTGTGAGTTATCATTGACTGCGGCGGGGAGATTTGCTATACTGCCATTAGACCTCTGAGGCAATCTCGAGGAGGTGGTCCCCATGACCAACCTTTTGACTTTGCCCGTTCCAGACCAAAGAAACGGCGCGATGCGATAGGGCAAGGGGCAGAACCAGAACTGCCAAAGTGAGCGGCGCGTCCATAGAAGCGCAAGTCTGATTTTGCGTCAGGATGGCATTGCCGAGCCGATGGAAAGAAACCCATCAATTCGGACGGATGCAAAGCAACGTGTCCGATCATCCTGTGCAGTGCGTTCTGGTAAACAAATCTGGGGGAAAAGCATCCGTGAACAGACCACGGGTGCTTTTTCTTTTCCCCGCCGCAGTCAATACCCGCCGAAACCTCATGAATGTGAGAAATCACGCTTGACACGACCCCGGAAGCGTATTACAATGAAATCGCCAAAAGACATTGCAAAAGCCGCTTTTATGGGGGCTGGTTTTCGTGTACCCTTTTCCGGTGGGCTTGGTTATATGATACATCACATTCAAACCATTTGCAATACCAAATTGGTTCAAATAAACTGTTTTGTATGGTTGCACAAAAAGCAAGGGGCAAATATGGACACAACGTTGGAACGAATCCTGACTTTAATTCCGAAAAAAGAGAATGGCGCTTTTAAGCATGGCGCGTTATCCCAATTTGCAAGACCTCTCGGGTTTAAAGATGGACACATCGTTTCTGATTGGATTGCCGGAAATTCGGAATCATACAAAAACTATCTTTACCAAATCTCAGCTCTGCACGGAGTATCCGTTGAATACCTCCGTGGCGAAACGGATGACCCGGGCATAAAAGAAGCCCCCGCCACAAAGGGCGAGGGCGAAAAGGACGCGCTTATTAAAGCTGTCAGGGAAATAACTGATAAAGATACGGCGCTGGCCGTTTTCGATGAGCTTAGTAAAAAAATGCGGGAGCTAATGTAATGTCTACTTTCTACCCATCGAATCCGCAAGACCGCATGAAAACCGAAGCGGAGCGGAAAGACCATGAGCGGCTGCAAAAAGAGCAAGGCGAAAAGGAACGCCGCGAGAAAATGCGGTTTATTATTACTGCTGTTCTTTCTGGCATTGCGGCGCTCGCTGCTGTTGCAGGAGTGATAATTCAACTTGCTTGAGCGCAATTAGCGTGTCAATCTTGTCTGAGATTTCCTTCAATCCAAATACAACGTCGTTGATCT